AAAGCGGAGTTTGCAGCTGGTTAGACGCTTGCCACATACATCATCGTCTGGATTGAAAACCTGTGTGTCATTTGCGTTGAAATAATTGGTGCCGCTGTAGTGGCAGCCAATATCGCTGCGATAAATCCACTGACACTGTTCACGCAACAGACGGCGACCCGGCAAGCTACGACCTTCAAGATCAAACGGTACTGCAAGCTGAAAAGTAACGGTCAGCTTGGTTTCGCTTGATTTTTGCTCGACTACCCATTCATCTGGCCCCCAATAGGCGTCAGGATCAGCGCCAGGGGTCCCGTCAAGATATGTCGTCAGGGTACGGATTCGGCTAACACTGGCACCGACCAAATCGCTATAAGTGTTGGTTAGGGCTGTGATTGCCAAGCCGACATTTGCAAAAACCAGCGTCGGGCGTTCCAGCTTGCCACTGGTGTTCAGCTCAAAGCCATTTGCCTGCAGTGGCAGGGCGGTGTAAGTGTTGCCGTCATAAGTGATGTCATTGCCGTTGGTTTGCGACCAGTTACAGAAGCGATAGATCGACTGATCCGTTGAACCGGCGGGCAGCAACGTTGAAATGTCCAGCGTGAAAAGGTCGATGACCTCAGGCAGCTGCGTTTTGAACGTTTCAGAAACAGGCGGTGTCTGTGTCATACATACACCTGCTGCAAGGTGAACGAAAGCCGAGCAATAACTGGGCTGATGTAGTCAAACTGCCAGCCAGATTCAACAATGTAATTTTTAGCGTTAAGCGTTAAGGAAACACTTACATCGGTAAGATTGCTGATTGTTACTGACGTTAGACGACCCGTGGCCAAATTGGCCGTGTAATTAGTCGGCCTTGTGTATCCGGTCAAGGTGAGGGACTGAATATCGACGAACCCAAGATCAAGGATGCCGCTTTCAAATTGAGCCGTAAAATTTTTGGTGGCGTCTGGAGGCGTCCAGCTAAATGCTTGGCCTTTTTTTCTATACAAATACGATTCGATGCCATAAGCATCTTCTAGGGCCAGTGGTCCAGTTGAGCATTCCCAAGATTCATGCTGCGAGTTGAGGCCGTCAGTCAAAATTTGCGAATAGCCATCGCCAAACTGAACGCGCTGGGCTCTCACACCACGCCGCACGCTGGTTTCAAGCGCAACAGGCATATTGTTTAACGTGATGTAAGCAGTCATCGCAGAACGCCTCCGCTGCGCTGTTCGTTCATAAGCGTTGCCATAACGATACCTTGAACTTGATTGGCAATCTGCTTCTGCGCAGTTGAGCTGAGCTGTTCACCAGTGTTTTCAACGCTGATATTAATTGAGCCAACTTGAACGCTGCCGCCGCCGCCAGCTACCCCAAGCTTGCCACCTGGCCCGCGCTTCAATGGCAATACAGCTTCAGGGCCAGCTTCGCCCATCAGCGACATTGTTGGTTGGCTGATGATGCCGCCTTTTGCAAAAGGGGAAAACGCTGGCATTGGCTTAGAAAACGCAGCTGCGCCAAAAGCGCTGCCGTCAATGCCAGTGCCTCCACTAACAACCTGAGGACCACCAAAAGGCGAGGTAGGGAGAGCACCTCCAGGTATTGCGCCAATAGCCTGCATGATGCTGCGCAATATTGTTTGCTGAATAATCATTCGCACAGTGGCTTGCAAAATTGCATTTGCAAAATCCAAAAAGTTTGCTTTGCCCGTGGTGACCAAACTTGTAAGGGCATCCTCTAAGCCCTTAAATGCAGTACCCGCGAGATTTGCAATGCCATCGCGCATTGTGCCAATGCTTTCTAAATAGCCAGCAGCTGCATCCTTGACGCCATCAAAAGCAGTTGCCTGATTTTTGGTGACCTCGACGGCATCAATGGTGATTGTTTTGAACTCTGCCGCAGTGCCCATCAGCTTCTGCAGCATCTTGTCGTATTCTTCCGCAGCTTTTTGCTCAGGTGTTTTTGTTTGCCTTTCTGGTCTGGTCCTGCCAGCTGAGCCAGGCGCTGTAGCCATTGGCGTAAAGAAACCTCTTCCACCGCCGCCGTAGTCAGTGCCTCGCTCTGATGTGCCATACAGCAGACGATCATATTGGGCTTTATTTTTCTTGGCCCTATCAAAGGCTCCTTTGTAGGCGTTGCCGACTTCGGCCATTGCGCCGCCAAAGTCACCTTTGAGAACCTTGCCGATCACCCTAAAACTGGTTACAAGGCCGCGAACAAGCTCATCGACCAAATCAATAAGGCTTTTGATGACAATGGCAGTTCCACGGATGCCGTATTCAATGACCTTAAACAAAGCGGTCCAATCGTTCTCGGTAGCGAACATCTCCGAGAAAACTTCAATGATTGCGTTCAGCGCAGGCAGCAATGCATCTAGCAGTTGCTTTCTAAAGCCATCAAATTGAATTTGCAGGATGGTCAGCTGATCGTTGAAATACTCAGCGTTTTGGGAGAAATTCTCGCTGACCTCATAGTTAAATTTCTCTAACGCCTCACTGCCGCCATTCAGCAGCGTGATCATGTCAGCGCCAGATTTGCCAAATAGCCGCATGGCAATGGCTGCCTTTTCCGGGCCATTTGGCAGATCCTTAAATTTGTCTGCAATCTCTTTCAGCAGATCATCCGAAGCCTTAAGGCTTCCATCTGCTTGTTTTACGTCTACGCCAAGGCTTGCATAGGCATCGCTATAGGTGGCAACGCCTTTGGCTGCCTCATAAGAAGTCCGGGCAAAACTCTTTAAGCCGGTCTCAAGTTGCGCTTGCGAAACATCCGCCAGTTTGCCTGCATTAACAAAAGCCTGCAGGGAGTTGGCTGCAATGCCGGTCCTGGTGCTCAGCTTGCCAAAGGCATCAGCTTGGTCGATCGTTTGCTTTGCAAGGTTGGCAAATGCGCCAACAGCAAGCGCAGCGCCTAGGGCCTTAAATGCCGTATTCAGGCCACCAACGGCCATTTTAAGGTTTTTGACCTTGCCCTGCACTCCCTGCATGGAGTTGCCAAGGCGCTTGATATTGTTTTCGCCCTTGACGTTGGCGTTAATCAGCAACCCAAAGGTGGTCGCCATTACTTGGACTCCTTATTAAGAATCTGCATGACCGCCCCTTCCATCAGCTGCAGATCCTCCAGAAGTGAACGGGGGTCTTCTACTTCATACAGTCTAAAGAGCCACGCAAGCGCGCCATAGTCAAAGCCCAGCAGGCCGTTCATTGAAACGCGCCACTGGGTCTGGCAGCGCAGGAACATCTCGACGGCTGCCCAGTTCTCTTGCCAAACCTCAAAATCTTCTGGCCCTTCTGGCATCGGAAGAGCCAAACCAAAGGCCGCGGCATCTGCCATCAGCTCCGAGGTGTCTTCGGTGCCTTTGGCCCAATACTCAGCGGCCTCGATCAGTTTTTTCGCTTGGCCCCTTGGTGGCTCTCCAAATAGGTGGTGGCAATAGCACCAGCCAGCATGGGCACGTCTAGTAGCTGCGCCAATGCCTTTTGACTAAACGGCAGCTCTTTGCCATCGTCGTCGGTGATGCCAGACCAGCCCACCAAAATCTCAGAAACAAGGTCAGCCTCTGTCAGCTGTTCCTCCTGAATCATTTGGCCGATTTCACGCATCCGGCTTTGGCTGACGCGCTTAAAAACCCCGTCAAAGGTGACGCGCTGATGGCGGCCACCGTCAACGGGGATATCAAACGCAACAGGCCAGCTGTAGGTATCTGATTGCTTGAGAACGAATGCCATAAAAGGTGGCTAATCGCCGCAAGCGTAGCAGTTGCCTAGGTCAGCGCAATCGAGAACTCATCATTGCCCGAATCAGATGGGGCAGCGTTGTAATCGATGTTCAGCATTTGGATTCCATCGGAATCGCTATAGCTGATAGCCGTCAGGTCAGTCTGCGGCGCGCTGAAAGTGACGATATTGCCAGCAGTCTGACCATGCTGGAACGTGTTGTTTCCAGTTGCCGTGCCGGTGATATCAGTAAAGAAGTTGTGGGTAGCCATCAACTCAGCTTCCAGCACAATGCTGCCGGAAGGCTTGCGATCGGTGTAAAGCACCTCTTTGGTGCCGCCCACCAGCTCGCGGTAGGTGGTGGCTGCGTTTAGATCAAAGCTGAACGACTGAACGGCACCGGCAAAGCTGAACAGCTGCTGGCTGGTGGTATTGCCGTTCTTGAACAGCACCGGCTTGGCCTGGTTCTGATAGGTCGGCGTCGGGTTGGCGCTGTCGTCGGGTGCGTTGTAGATGCCCACCATTGAGAAATTCAGAGTGGGAATCTGGCCAACCTCAGCAGCAATCGAGAACGTGCCGCGGGCGCCGGTCACCTTATGGCGCACGCCATCGGTGTAGTAGTAGAGAGTCGCAGACTCAAACGAAGAAGAACGCGGCGAGTAGGTAACTGAGGTGTCGGCAACAGTTGCTACGCTGCAACCACAGGCGCGGATCAGAGCGTCCCAAGCCGGAGCAGTGCCAGCAGTTCCCGAACCTGCCAGCTCAACCTCAAAGCTCACCTCGACGCGCTGAAAAGCCAGCAGGGCCTCAAAGTTGCCCATAAAACCGCGGACCAGTTCACGCTCAACCACGTCCGATTGGATCGGGGTGATTTCCAAGCTGCGAACCAAAATCGCGTTATCAGCGCCCGTAGGGGTGGGGTCTGTGCCGTAAGTGCTCTCGATCTCCGCGAGCAATAGGCGTTGGCTAGTGCGGAGGGTCATCGGTTACAACCTCGATCTCGGGGGTGGTGGGTTGTGCCGGCGTCGTCCGCTAAATAGCGCGATTGCCGGTTAGTTCTTCAATCACCATCGTAGCTAGGGGATGGTGGTCAAATCGTCAAGCTCGGTTCTGTACCTCACAAGGTAATCGCAGCTGATTACGCCAGTTGGCTGATCAGCGTCAACCATCTCAAAAGTGACGTTTCCAGGCTGAATATCTATGGCGTTTCCACCAACAGTCAGATCAGCCATCAGCTTGGCGTGCAAACTTTCAACAATTGGATCAGCCTGTTGATCTGGCACGTCGCCGCGCACAACAACGCTTACACGCACAACCAAGCTCCAATCAAGCGTGGGCAGGCTGGTGTTCTGCTCAGGCGTGTCGCTAACCGGCTCGATAATGATTGCCGGGCTTTCCTGCCGCGCTAAAGCCTGAACGCGGCTGCGCCAAATGCGCGTGCCGACGTTTGACGTTCCGGTCAGGGTCGTTCTAATGCTGGCCAGAATCGACTCGCGCCGGGTCGTCATGCTTTCACCTCAAGCGCAGAGATCCGCCCGCGTTGGAATGCAATCGCCGTTGTATTGCCAATGTTGGCAACGTGCAGGGCCACCTCGTCGCCGTTGTCCATTTCCACCATCCAGAAGCAGAACAGTTTGGCCACCTGCTCATTGGATCCAGTGAAAGCCCGGCACTCCGATTCATCAATGCCAGTGCCATTCAGCGCCAGCTTGATGCCCAGTGTTTGATTGTTACCAGCCGTGGCGTCCATGCTGGCCTGAACCATAAACAGTTTGGTAGCGCCGCTGGTGTTGCGGATCGCAAAGCTGTCAGTTGTGCCGAGCGTTGTCTGATAATCCGTGGTGTCGTCAAAGGTCGCTGTTAGACCAGTGCTCTGATAGGTGCTGGCCGTTGCGATCGTGATGCTGCCGCTGGTCTGCCGGCTGGCCTGACCCCGTGCCAACACGCCTTCGATGTAATAGCTCAGGCTGCTCCAAGCAGTCGAACCATCTCCGACCTTGTATTTGCGAGTATCAGTTTCAATGCCCATCTCGCCCGCAAGCAAGACAGGATTTTCAGAAGTCCAGTTGGCAGCAGTGTCACGCCGCAGCCTGATTCGTGCCGTGCTGCTCATGCTGCTCCGCCGTCAATAGTGTTTCCATCAAGGTAGCTAGAGCCAGCAGCGCCACCGTCTAATTCCGGATCCAGCTGATCGTTAGCCAGATCGTCAACAGTGTCATCGCTGTCACCAGCATCTAAAGCAGTGCTAGCTGTTGTCACGCTAGTTGCAACGCTGCGCTGCAGGCTGATTTCGCAAAACAGGCCGTCATCAATCAGCCGCGTCTCGCGGACAACGTATGCAACGCCGTTGACGTTGATTTCTGAGTCGTAAAGCAGGTCGCCAAAATCTGCCGCCTTAGCCGTCAGCATGAAA